AATTGATCAATAGGAACAAATTCAGATACTGGTCTTTTTAAATTAGCATCATAATAAACTTTTTTAAATGCTGATCCAATCAAAGGGAGGTGGAACAGCATTCTTTCAAACTCATCAAAGTATTCAGGCATTTGCTCTGTTGTTTGATAGTTCATAAACTCTTGTACACGATTAGCTTGATCTTCTCTTTCAGGAGTAGACTTACCTAATATCTGTGTTTTAACTGGACCTGCTGGTGGAAATAATTCTTGTATAGCTTTTGATTGAAACTTAACAGCAGATTCTATTAACATAGGATGTACTGCTGTACATGCACCTTCAAATGGTTCTGCAGTTTCTTCTATCTTTAAACCTAGAAGATCAAAACCTTTTTCAAACATTGCTTCCCATTCAGAACGAGATTCTTTGTCTGCAGTATAATTATCTATAACATCTGCTGCAATAATTTGTTGATCTTCTTCTTCTACTGTATCTGTAAGATCTCCATACCATTCTTGTATAGATTGTTCAGCTTCCATTTCTATGCTTGTTTGTGAAAAGTCTACAGTAATACCACCATCATCTTCCATTTCAAATGTTGGTGCACCTTCCATCATATCTTCAGGTGTAGGCATTTGTACTACGTTTGTAACTTCTTCTCTAATTTTTTCAAAAGGATTTTTTTCTGTTGCCATTATTTTATCTTTCCACCTTTTTTAAACTTTAATGTATACTTGGCTCCTACAGTACTTTCTCCACCTGGTCTATGAGACGCAGTACCTGTTACAGAGTGACGACCTTTTTTATATTCTACTCTGCCTTTTATTTTTGAACCTTTTAATGGATCTTTTGTAAATAGATTTTTATTTTTAACATAACCTTGCAGATCAATATTCATTTTATCACCTGCTTTGGTATCATACTTTAATTTTGTTTTTGTGGGTTGTATGTTTATTTTTGTTCCCATACTGTCTCTCTCTTTCTCTATAATAATCTACGTTAGGATCGTATTTATTAGTGATAGTTATAGTATGTTTTTGTTTAGGTACAAAAGCACACTTTTTTTCCATACAACTATTATAACACTAAACTCTCCAGTATGCAAGTTTTTTTTCTTTTGGTTCATCTTCCCACTCTGGATCTTCAGGATGTGATAGATGCCAAGACTCTTTTACATAGTGTATAGCCATTGTCATTGCGTCAACTTGGTCATCATGTGCAGCATTTGGAAACCTTAACATTTCTTCTAACAAATCTTCTGACCACTTTTTATTTTTAGGAAACCATACTTTACCAGATTCCATCATAGGAGTAGATGCATA